GTTCCTGCGGGCACCAGTGGTACGTATGGTGCAGTGCCCAGCAGCGGAACGATCTCCATTCAAAATTTCTACGGCACGTCCAATTACATCCCGGTATATATCGAGGAAATATTCTCGACGTGGCTATACACTGGTGCGGGCGGCACACAAACCATAACCAACGGAATTAATCTGACCGGTAGCGGCGGGCTTGTTTGGGTTAAATCCAGGAGTCTCTCCTCGGATAATCCTTTTGCAGATACGGCTCGGGGCGGTGGTAATATCATATATTCAAACAGTACTGCCGCTCAATCAGGCCCAGGCATAAATGATATTACGGGATTTACATCGACTGGTTTTACTATTGGGAATAATGCCAACGTCAATCAAAATGGGCAGACCTACGTCTCATGGACATTCCGCAAGCAGCCAAAGTTCTTTGATGTGGTGACGTATACGGGAGACGGAACAGGGACGAGGGCTATTTCTCATGCCCTTACCAGCACTCCCGGCCTTATTATAGTGAAGCGCACGGACACAACGGGGACTTGGAAAACATTTTGGACAAATGGTGGCGCAGTTCTAGACTTTAACTCCAGTGCGGCAACCCCAGGCGCCGCCGGGAATGGATACGTTGGCGGTGCGAACGCCACGACGTTTACAGTCTATCAGTCCATTGACACAAGTTCGGTTACTGATGTTAATGCAAGCGGGGGCACTTATGTTGCCTATATTTTTGGCAATAACTCCGGTGGTTTTGGTCCGACAGGCGTGGATAATGTAATTACCTGCGGCCTTTTTTCCGATGACGGCAGCGGCACAAATCTAGATGTGACGCTTGGCTATGAGCCGCAACTGGTACTTGTAAAGTCGGTGGTCAATGCCGGTAACTGGCAATTAGCAGACTCTATGCGTGGGTTCGTCGCATCTCCGGCAACCACGACATCTGTTTTAAGACCAAATTCAACAAATGCTGAAAGCACGTGGAATATAGTTTGGGGACCAACGTCAACCGGTTTTCAGTGGCAGCAGAATAGTGGGGCAGGAATCCATGTCTATATGGCCATCCGTCGCGGCCCTATGAAAACCCCGACGACGGGGACGAGCGTGTTTAGTCCGTTCCAGTACAACGGCGGCGGTTCTGGCGGCACCACAACGCTTACGACAAATTTCCCGGTAGACATGTTGTGGGCGTCAGAAACCCAGTTCAATGGCGACCGCATGGACTTGGACAGGCTGCGTGGCGTAAACCGACGCCTTAGGATCAACTCAACTAACGTCGAAGACTCTGGCACATATCAGCCATCAGCGTCTTTCCAGTCCAATACCACTGTATCGGTAACAGGGATCCTGAACAGTACCGGAAGATACGGCGCTTGGGCATTCCGCCGAGCCCCAGGTTTTTTTGATGAGGTTTGCTATACAGGGAACGGCGCCAATAGAACCCTGTCGCACAATTTGGGTGCTGTGCCTGAAATGATGATTGTGAAGGCGCGCACCGGTTTCGAGAGTTGGATTACCTATCATTCTTCGCTCGGTAATACCCGGGCTGTAACTTTAAACAATGACCAAGCGCCTATAACTGCATCCCAGTTTTGGAACAACACAACGCCAACGTCTAGTGTGTTTACGGTAAGTACGGCTGACGGCGTGAACAGCAGTTCGTATACGTTTGTTGCCTATCTTTTTGCCACCGTCGCCGGTGTAAGCAAGGTAGGCTCATACACCGGCACTGGCGCGTTACAGACTGTCAACTGCGGCTTCACAGGCGGCACTCGGTTCGTTTTGATTAAGCGCACGGACAGCGCGGGTGATTGGTGGTTGTACGACAGCGCACGCGGCATCAGCAGCAGCGATGATCCCTACCTGATCTTGAACTCGTCCGCTTCGGAAACTACGGGCACCAACTACGTTGACACCACCAGTGTGGGGTTCCAAGTCACCGCAGCAGCCCCAGCGGGGTTGAACGCAAACGGCGGCACATACATCTTCCTTGCCATCGCATAAGGAGCAATCATGGAAATCAGAATCCGGGCCACGGGCCAAGTGATGTTTTGGAGTGAGTTCCGTGAACTGCTCCTCAACCAGAATCCCAGTGAATTGATCACTGTGTTGCCCCAGACCGAGGAATGGTTGGACGCGCATGGGGCAGATGTGGTGTTTGAGGGCCCACAGGCTACCGGCGGGACGGTCTATCAGTTCTCCATGCGCCAGGGCGTCGAGCAGATTGGCGGCAAATGGCACACCAAGTATGTGCTCGGCCCGATCTTCACCGACACCACGGACGAAGACGGCAAGGTCACGACTGCCGCCGAGAATGAAGCAGCGTACAAGGCCCAGAAAGATGCGGAGCAGGCGCAGCGTGTACGCGAGCAGCGCAACCAGAAACTTGCCGACTGCGACTGGACCCAATTGGCAGACTCCCCCGTGGACAAGGCTGTATGGGCAACGTACCGCCAAGCCTTGCGGGATGTGCCTGGGCAGGCTGGGTTCCCCTGGACCGTCAACTGGCCTGACCAGCCCTAATTTATGGAGCCCATAACCGGCATTCTTGCGGCAGTCTCAGCAGCGAATGCCGCGTTTGGGGCCGTTAAGAAACTCGTCGCCACGGGCCGCGAGATCCAAGATGTTGCCGGTCAGATCGGCAAGTGGTACGGCGCTTTCGGGGACTTCAACCGCCTAGCCAACGACAAGGCCAACAAGAAGCCCTCAGTCTTTAAGCGGCTGCTGCATGACGACAGCATTGAGCAGGAAGCCTTGCAGATCACGATGCACAAGCAGGCGCTGATCAAGCAGGAGTACGAACTGAAGATTCTGATCATCGCTCACTACGGTGAAAACGTGTACAACGAGATGATCATGGAGCGCATCCGGCTGAAGAAGGAGCGCGAGAAGAAGGAGCGTGAGCACCGCCTGCGGCAGCAGGAGTTCATGCTCAACGCCAAGTACGGCGCAGCAATTGCCTTCGTGGCAGTCGCCCTGATTGGGGTGGGTTACTACTTACTCGACAAGGTACAGCAATGAGTTTCAGGAAGCCGCCGGAAGGCGCAAGCCGTTCAGAGAGGGAGGCCCATGTCAAGGCTCTTGCTGCGGTTTCTATTAGCCTGCTTGCTCTACTCCTTGCTGTTACAAATTACTTTGCCGGACGGAACTCATCTGCGGTTCTCAATGGAACCATAGAGTCGAACAACCTGTGGGCGTGGTATCAGGCCAAGAATGTCCGGGCGACTATCTACGAGGTCACCAACAACGAGCAGAAGGCAGTCAAGCAACGCGCCGACATGGACGAGATCATGGAGAAGGCCCGTGCTGCTGAAGCCAAACGCGACGCTGCCAAGGCCAAGTCTTCCTACTACTCTTACTCCGGCATGGCGCTGCAACTGGCCATCGTCCTGTCCTCTGCCGCCATCCTGGCCGTCACTCTGAGCCTGTTCTACGCCTCCATCGGCGTGGGGGCGGTTGGGGTGCTTCTGTTTTTCTTTGCTCTAGGAGCCTGAGATGCTGTCGCTTCTTTCCACTCTCGGGGGCTTGCTGCTCTCGGGCCTGCCCAAATTGCTCGAATACTTCCAGAACAAGGCAGACCAAGCCCATGAACTGCGTCTGGCTCAGGTGCAGACCGAGCGGGAACTCCAGTTGGCCGCAGCAGGATTTGCCGCCCAGGCTCGGATGGAGGAGATTCGCACCGAGCAGGTGGCGATGGAAACAGACGCCCGGATGACCGAGGCGGCTCTGGCGCACGACCAGAAGATCATGGACAAGGCTTCTCGATGGGTGGTGAATTACACCGGCACCGTCCGACCTACGGTTACCTACATCTTCGTCTTCGAGTTGGTAGCCATCAACGCCTTCATGGCGTGGTATCTGTGGAACCACCCGAATCTGATTCAGAGCATGGACGACATCATCAAGTATTCGGACCTGATCTTCTCTGCCGACGAGATGGCGATCCTCGGGGGCATCATCGGCTACTGGTTCGGTTCTCGCCAGTGGAGTAAGAAGTGAAACTGAGCAAGGCGGGCGAAGACCTCATGCACAAGTATG